CCCTCCCCCGGTAACGGTTTGGCAACGTTCCTCCCACTCCACTACCATGGATGGCACTCCCCTGTCAAGGGGTACCACGCAAATTAGTTTTGTCAAGTTCATTCCTCGGATACATATAAACGGATTATTGTCAAGCGATTATGGGAGGCCGGCATGGTCACAATCCGGTAACAATCCATAAGCTTCATAGCCCACACAACAATGAGCACCCTGACATCCACAGCTTGTCAGGGTGCTCATCGTACGGACTGCTATTCAATTTGTATGACTATGCCGGTCATCGGCAATCAGTTCGCCAGTTGGCGTGTGATTAGTTAGGTGGTGCATTTATTTGGCGCTGTCCAGGTTATCGGTTATCCGCGTGTCCTGTATTTGCGCTGTGTTGAGTTAAACACTTAATCATCCAATATGTCAAGCTGTGCATCAAAAGCACGCTGTGAGGATTCCTTGCGTTCCCGTTGCCATTGCCTTTGTAGCCACTGGGGAGGTTCACAATCGTTGCCACAGACGCATCCATGATCGTCTTCCCAGCAAAACAATCCTTCTAGCGTAGCCATTAGTCCTCTATTATTTCTGCGTCTATTATTTCGTCTTCGTCGAATTGGTTTCCTAGTACCTTGTTGCTTGATACTCCGTAGTCGTCCAGGAGTTTATTGGCGTAAGCTAGCTCGTCCACCAGGTTTGCTATGCGGATTTCGTAGAGTGCTTTCATGGAGTCGAATTCGTCTCGGTGCACCCACTTGCTAGCCATGCTATCGTCCTTGGTTGTGGTATTTGGTGTGGAGTGTTTGTCTTCTGGTGATTGCTCCGCAGTATCCGCATTCGTAGATGGGGAGTTTGAACCAGTGGAAGAAATAGAAGTAAACAGGCGTGAACATTAGAGGTTTGCTACTTTGTTGTGCCACTGGGTGTGGAGTGTTTGGTGGAGCATGCTGATGTGGGCTCCGCATTCGGTGCAGTAGCTTGAGGGTGCGTCGTTGATTTTTGGGAATAGTTCGATGGTGTGGAATTCTCCGCGTCCGGTGGTTTCTGTGTTGATGTGGTTTCGCCAGAGTATTTCGCGTATTTCGTCAAGGCGCTCGTGTGCTAGGTCCAGGAATTTTCGTGACTGTTCATCGATGGGCGTGCCGTCTCTGTGGATTTCGTGGATTGCATCAATTTTCAGGTGCAATTCCAGGAGTTCGGTTACAAGCTGTTCGGGGTACATTATGCGGCTTCCTGTTCTAGTTGGGTGTCACAGCCGGGGCAGAGGTTGTATCCGTGGGATACGGACGCGTCACAGACAACGCAGATGTGTGTGCGGTCCAGGCACCGTCTACAGAGCGGCAATTCTGCCAGCACTGCTGAGATGTGCATCATTTGGTTTTGTAGTGGATGCTGTGTCCGCAGCGTGTGCAGAATACAAACATCTGGTCCAGGGGCACGTAGTTGTGGCCGTCCAGGTTCTTGCAGAGTGGCATTGGCTCGGGGGTTTTCATGAGTTCATCAAGGGTTTCCCGGAGATCGGTTATGAGTTGATCGTTTTCAGCTTCAATGTCTTCCAGTTGTTTGATTCGCATGTTTTTCACCCGGAGCGCGTCTGACAGGATTTTGAGTGCTTTGTCTTCACCTTCTTCCTTGGGGGATTCTGTGAAATCCTGGCCGGTGACCATGTGGGGTGTGTGTCCGTTGAAATCGGATGTGGTGAGAATGGCCGCCTGGAAGGGTTTCAGTGGGTTTGTCCAGTGTTGTGCGCTGTTGTGTGTGGTGACCATGTTGCTGACAACTACCCTGTTGCCGTCCCTGTCATCCAACCACTCCCCCATGATTCCGCATTCTTCACATTTCATGGCGATATCGTTGGTGAATTCGTCTCGTGCAATGCGTGCGGTCATTATTCTGAGTCCTGTCGTTCGTTGTGGAGGTCGATGATGTTGTCCATTTGGCGTGCCCATGGGATGAACACCCCGAAGATTATGCATGTGGCGAGTACGGCGGCAATCATTAGATAACCTCCACAGCATCGCCATTGTTGGTGTGTTTGGCTTTGTGTTCTTTGACGTAGGTTTCCAAGGCTGTTATGTCTTCGCTGGTGATGAAGAATCCGCAGGTGCATTCTGCGTAGTGGTGTGGGCCGTTGCTCCACATTTCTATGGTCACGTCCACTAGAATGCTCCCTTGACTTCCTTGGCTTTGAACCTCATCACGGTCCCGGCCTTGCTGTTGCATATTCCGGCCATGAGTTCTGCCTCTTGTTTGGTTTCGAATCCGGTCATGGCCTTATCGAAGTACCAGGTGTCCTGGACAACCCAGTGGGTTTGGTCTGGGTTGTGCGCCGCGCCTGTGTGTTTTACGTGACTGTTGAGTGCCGGCGTGTGTTTCTGCATGGCGTGTCTCCTGGTGGTGTGAGCGGGTGTTCCTTATGTATCTATCGTACCATCCACAGGCTGTGAATAACAGCGGATTCCCTTATTACACGCCAATAATGGTTTGTTACGAAAATGGGTTTGCGCACTCCCCCGAACCTGTGTAGTGTGATGCTTGTTGGTCCAGAGGGGCCAAAGGTGTTAATGTGACTCCCGTCACCAACACAACCCACTTACACAGAATGAGAGACGCCACAATGTCTGAAACCACCGTATCCACCGATCTTGCCATTCTTGACGCTTCGGACTCGACCGCACTTTCCACCGAAATTGCCAACCTGGCCACCGGACGTGCCGCGTTCTACTCGTCCTTGAAGGGTGATGACTTCGCAACGAAGATTGCCACCGTTGAGGCAATGACCAACAGCGTGCCGGTGAAGGAAAACCTCAACCGAACCATCAACGTCAAGAACGTCATCGTGCAGTCGGTTCCCATGGCAGACCGGGCAACCGGCGCAATCAATGACCAGCCGCGCATTATCCTGCTTGACGCCGATGGAACAGCGTTCCACGCCATTTCCGGTGGACTGTGGCGCTCCGTGCAGAACATCATCAACATTGTTGGTGAGCCGTCCACCTGGCCCGCTCCCCTCCCCTTGCACATCGTCTCCGTCAAGGGCGGACAGGGAGATTTCTACACCGCCAAGATTGGTGAAGCACCGAAGAAATAATCGCATCACCCATAACTAAATAGAACGGGGGATAACGGGGCACGCATATATCGTTATGCGTGCCCCGTTTGCGTCTCATATGGTTTCACGTAAAAACAGACTCAATGAGCTAAGGGAACAAGCCGCAACTCTTGAAAGCAGAGCGGCACGAAAAATATCCCGTAACAAGTCTACCAAGGGCGTCATCATTGATGGAACACCCTCCGACCCGCGCCGTAACCCTGCCAAGGTTGGCCGGTACAACACCCGGCAACTTGAGTCTTACGTGAAGTCACTCCAAACATTCAACAGTCGCTCCACACAGTTTGAGGCTGGTGTCCGTGGCGCTCCCCTCCCCCGCCAGCAATGGCAGAAGTATAAAGCCGGGGAAAATGCTGTCAGGGCACAAGCCGCGAAAGTTATGGAGCCTGTGCAGGATGTGCGCTTGCCTGGCCCTGGTAGCACACCTAAGAACATCCGTGAGGGTGACGAAACCATTTCGCAGCGTGCCGCGAAAATCAGGGGCAAGCACCCTACCGTGACCAACCAAGGGTATTTGCCTCCGGAGCGGCAACCAAAGAACATCAAGGATGCTGATTCTTTGGCTAAGCTTACCAAGGCCAATGCCAAGCGGATGACGAAAACCTTTCAGGCGAAAGAGCATAAGCGTGCACGTGAAGAACTGAAACAGATGGTTGCCGTTTTCCAGGATGATGATTTGACCAACAACATTGCTAGTCTTACCAAAGGACAGTTTGACATGTTGTGGAATTTTACCAAGTTCGCTGATGCCCTGTCCCTCACTTACCATCACATCCAGTCCAAGGGCAAACGGAAACAAGACCTTCCACAGGAAATGATTGACAACCAAGTCAATCAAGCCAAAACCCTCGTTGAATGGGTGAAAAAGTTCAAGATTTAGGATGGGTGCGCCACACTCCCCTACTAGAGAAACAGGTTTCCATTGGCCGGCTCAAAAAGGAAGCAATACGTTGCTGACTTTGAAACCACCACAGACCCGCTTGACTGCCGGGTGTGGGGGTACGGACTGGCGAACATTGAAACAGCGGACACAGTGTGGGACGTGGAAATTGGAACCACGATCCACCGCTTCCTTGACCGTATCGCGGAGGAATCCTCCGTATGCTATTTCCACAACCTGAAATTTGACGGCGTGTTCATTCTTGACTACCTGTTCAATAAAGGTTACAGGTGGGTCAAAGACAATCCCCGGAAAGGGGAATTCACCACACTTATTTCAGACCAGGGCGCATGGTACAACCTCACGGTGCACTGGGGGAGCGGGACCCGTACGGAGTTCCGCGATAGTTTGAAGAAACTCCCCATGCCAGCGGCCGATGTAGCCAAGGCTTTCAAGCTTTCAATATCGAAATTGAAAATCGACTACAAGAAACCGCGCCCGGTAGGTTACCAGCCAACGATGGATGAGCGAACCTACATTGCCCATGATGTTCTTATCATTGCGAAAGCCATGAAAGTACAGCTAGGCGAAGGCATGACCAAGCTTACCGTGGGTGCCGATGCCTTGAATGAGTACAAAGACATTTTGGGCAAAACAATTTTCGAGAAAACATTTCCCATTCTCCCCGAATCGATGGACGCGGAAATCCGCAGAGCCTACCGGGGAGGGTGGACGTACTGTGATTTCAGGACCCAGGGGAAACTCACCTGTGGTGGCCGTGTCTATGACGTGAACAGCCTGTATCCGTCTGTGATGTATGACCGGATGCTCCCCTATGGTGAGCCTGTGTATTGTGCAGGGTTGCCGGTGGCCACACCGGACTATCCGTTGTTTTTGGTGTCCATCACGTTCACCGCGAAAATCAAAAAGGATCATGTGCCGTGCATCCAGATCAAGGGATCTTCACGGTTTGTGAACACTGAGTATCAGCGGGAAATTGTTGACCCTGTCACGTTGATGGTTTCCAATGTTGACCTGGCTTTGTGGGAAGACCACTATGACATGGATATTCTTTCCTACAATGGTGGCTGGCAATTCCAAGGCGTGACAGGGATTTTCAAGGAATACATTGATAAGTGGATGGAAGTCAAAGCCAACTCCACCGGCGGATTGCGCGCCCTAGCCAAACTCATGCTCAACAGCTTGTACGGCAAATACGCCACAAACCCCGACGTCACAGGAAAAATCCCCGTCTTCAAGGATGGTGTGGTGGGGTTTGAACAGGGTGAGGAAGAAACCCGCGATCCCGTCTATACAGCCATGGGTGTCTTTATCACAGCGTATGCGCGTGAGGTCACCATCCGCGCCGCGCAAACCCATTACCAGTGGTTTGCCTATGCTGACACGGATTCCCTGCACTTGCTGATTGATTATGATCCTCCCACGCTGGACGTTGACCCGAATAAGCTCGGTGCATGGAAGCGTGAATACAGGTTCGCTAATGCACTGTTTTTCCGTGCGAAGACGTACACCGAATTGGTTGTACCGGGGGATTGCCACCATGATGAATGCGTGGAAGACCACACCCACGATGAGGATTGCCATTTCCACGGTGCGGATGGTTGCCATGAAACACACATTGCCGGTTTGCCGGTGGAAGTGCAGCGTACACTAACATTCGATGATTTTGTGGGTGGCAGGACATTCGGTGGAAAGTTGACGCCTAAACGTGTTCCTGGTGGTGTGGTTCTGTTGGATTCTGATTTTACATTGTCAGCCGCCTAGTCTATTGTTTTACTCATAAGGCGAATGGTTCGCCTCAACACTATTGAAAGGTTGCGCCACATGGCTCCCGCAGAAACCCCGAAGACCGAAACCACGTCCCGTAAGGGCGTCCAGGTTCACGCCACCCTCGCTCCCGAATTCTTCGAGAAGCTCGAAGACCACCGCTGGACGGTCCGCCTCAACATGGTGGACCTCGTCAAGCTGGCACTCACGGAGTACGCAGAGCGCAACGGTCTGCTTACCCCGTCCGCTCCCGAAGCCCCGAAGGCTTCCCCGAAGGCGTGATGTAGAAACCTCCCAATCCGCGTCCACCATGGGTGCCCCCGTTGAATCGGACCATGGCCAGGGTGATGTGAGCGCATTACGTTGATTGGGACTCTGCATCCGAAATAAGAAAACCCCCGCCGCTGCTAGTGTGCGGGGGTTTTCGTCCGTCTGAAAGGAAAACAATCATGGCACTTGAAGATTTGCACAACGCGTTTTTGGCATTCACCAATCCCGAACCGGATGCTACCCCGGATATTGATTCGGTTATGACCGCAGCATCCAAGGTTTATGAGGAAGACATTTCTGTACGTGATGAGGCTGTGAAGCGTGAACGTGAGCGCGTAGCTGAGTACGAAAAAACCATTTCTGATTTGAAGCAGAAAAATTATGATTTGCTGGTAAAGTCGCCAGCGTCTACTGTTGTTCCTGACAACGAAAATGGCGAAGCCAACGATTCAGACGATGACCGAGCCGCAACAATCACCATCAATGATCTATTTGAAGGACGGTAACAAAATATGGGTGTTGCAATTACCCCACTGAAAGACGTTCCCAACCATGACATTGTGAATGCCATTCGCAATGAGGGCACAGCAGAGTATCAGGCACGCATTCCCGAAGCTTCCAAGTCCAACATCCAGGACACACTGTCCGCGTTGGAGCGTTACCGTCCGCAGATGAATCAGTTTATTGACGCTTTCGTCAATCAGATTGGTCTCATCATTGCGCAGAACATTTCGTGGCAGAACCCTTTCAAGGAATTCAAGAAGGGTTTGCTCACGCATGGCGACACCATTGAGGAATACATGGTGGACCTTGTTGAGGCGCATTCCTACAACCATGACCGTGATTACATGGAAAAGGATCTTTTCGGGCAACACGTCCCGCGCGTCAAGACCAACTTCCACCGCATCAACCGGGAAGACTACTACCCGGTAACGATCAAGGAATTCGCGCTCAAGCGTGCCATGCTCGGTGGCGGTGACGGTCTTGGAGGTCTTGCAGGACAGATCATGAACGCGCCGATGGAATCGGACGAGTGGGACGAGTTCCTGATCATGGTGAACCTGTTCAAGGAATACGAGCGGAACGGCGGATTCTTCAAGGTCAAGGTGCCGGAGCTCACCACCACGACCAGCACTGAAGCGGAAGCACGGACGGTTCTCAAGATTGTCCGCGCGTTTGTGGAAACCCTCAAGTTCCGTTCACGCCGGTACAACCCTGCAGCAATGCCAACGTTCGCACGTCCCGAAGACCTGGTGCTGTTCTGCACGCCGGAATTCAAGGCGGCCATGGATGTTGACGCTTTGGCTGGTGCGTTCAATCTTGACCGCGCTGAGGTCAACACGCGCATTATCACGATCACCCAGGAACATTTGGGGATTGACGGTGCACAGGCTGTCCTTACCACCAAGGATTTCTTCATGGTGGGTGACACCCTGTGGCAGACCACTTCCCAGCCGAATGCTGTTGGCCTGTCCCATAACTACTACTTGCATCACCATGGCGTGTACAGCGTTTCCACGTTCGTTCCGGCGATTCTGTTCACCACCAAGGCTGGGGATGAAATCATTTCGATTGAAACCCCTGTCACCGGCATTGTGGATGTTGTGGCTTATGACAGGGATGGGGCATCCGTGACCACTGTTGAGCGTGGCGAAATTTACTCGCTGACTTCCGCCGCTGTGACCACTCCCGCAGATGGTCCCAACAATGGTGTGCGTTGGTCCGTTACCGGGCACGAGTCCATTCGGACGTACATCACGCAGTCTGGTGTGCTTCACGTTGGGCCGGATGAGCAGTCCACCACGATCACGGCGCGTGCCACTACCACGTGGATTGATTCGGAGGACCCGCAGAAGGATGGGAAGACTGACACTCTGGTGTTGACCGTGACGGGTGACCTGGATACGGATTACCCCGAATCCGCTCTTGTGACGGGCATCACTGTTGAGGGTGTTGCTGTTTCCCCGACGTTCGCACCGGGCACATTCGCCTACACCGTCGTTGTCCCTGGTGGCACCACCACCCTTGATGAAATCGTCGTGAGCGGCCCCGATACGGCCGATGTGGTAATTACCCTCAATGAAGCTGGCGACAGCTTCACGGTGTACTCGCCAACGTCGCCGGGTGATCCCACCTACACTGTCACAGTCAACTAATCCGTGATTTAACCCGGCTGTGTTAGTCTATTCTTTGTGGATGGACCAGCCGGGGTAAATTCACGAAAGGGCATGTGGCGCTCTTGGGAAAACCCCACCACTTTGTGTGGTGGGGTTTTCTTTTACCAATTTTGAAGGGAGTGAGAATGACAGTTTTAGCGGATGGAACAGTTGTTGATGAGTCCATTAACGCGGCCAATTACACGTTGGCGGCTAATTGTCCCACAGCATTCGGATATCAACGCATTATCAGTTCAATCACCATCCATCACTGGGGAAATCTGGGACAGGATTTTGACGCTGTAGTTGCATACCTTGCCAGCGCAAACCCGCGCCAATCATCTGCACATGCGATCATTCAGGGTGGACGTGCAACATCCATTGTCTCCCCTGAAAATGCGGCATGGCACGCTGGCAACGCTTACGGCTCTGCCACCAGCATTGGTCTTGAATTGCGTCCCGAAGCAACGGACGCGGATTATCGGACGGCTGGTGCCTACATTCACATGTTGCGGGGCATTTATGGCGACCTGCCTTTGATCCCCCACAACCATTGGACAACTACGGCTTGCCCTGGTGTGTGGAATTTGGCACGCTTGGATGATGAAGCACGCGCTTATGATGAACAACCAACAGAACAGGGTAATGACGTGACACCAGAACAGTGGGCAAAAATGGAGGCATGGGGTAAAAAGGTGGATGCCATGCATGACGCTGTATTCCGCAACGACGGAAAGAATTCGTCCATCATCGGCGGATTGTCCATTCCCGGACTCATCAACACCAATGACGTTCTTATCCGACAGGATATTGCCGACCTGAAAAAGGCAATCGTCAAATAATTAGCAAAATTGCAATGGGTCCGGTATGGTTCATACCGGACCCATTGCCACGTTAAAAGGACTTTCCATGAATGAGATTACACAGGTGCCGGAATCGGTGTCTTCGGCTGGTTATGAATTCAGTTATTCTTCCTGGACCGCAGGGAGTTACATCACGCTTCACAATGTTCCGTGGAATGCTGATTACCGGGATGTGGTGAAGTTCGATAACCAAGCCGGTTTGAACAATTACTTGGAGAATCTTTCCGGCCCGAAGCTGCCCATTAACAACATGACGTATCTGCGCATGGGGCAACCGGTACGGATTGACATTCCTTTCAACGCGGCAAACCGTTACAACTACTTGAAGGTCACTAATCCGGCAATGCCGGTGACGGGGGATATTCCCCGGACGTTCTATTACTTCATCAACAGCATGGAAATGTTGACCCCCAACACCACCGAGTTGACTCTGCAATTGGACGTGTGGCAAACCTACGTCTACGAAACCTATCTGGGTAACTGCTATATCGAACGCGGCCATATTGGTATTGCCAATGAAAACCAATTCCAGGATTACGGGCGTGAATTCCTAACCATCCCCGAAGGCTTGGACATTGGTGGTGAATATCAGGTAGTGGACCAATGGAAGCGGCACATTGCATCTGCCAAGGGTGAAGATTATTCCATCCTGGTCACGTCCACCACTTCCCTGACAGCAGCGCCGGGAACCGTGAAGGAACCCAACCTGCAATCAGCGGAAGGCTCATCGTTTGAGAATTTGCCGAATGGTGCAAGTCTTTACCTGTTTGACAACATCACACATTTCAAGGAATTCCTGTTTTCCTTCCAGACAATGCCATGGGTGACACAGGGTATTATTTCCATCATGGCAATTCCACAGAACGTGGATTATGCCCTTGATTATGATGAACACACCGTAGGTGCAATCACCATCAAGGAATTGAAGGGAACAATGTTCAACACGTTCCCTGTCAAGCTCAAGGAAAACTGGCGGGATGGATTGGATGAATCCATCCCGGAGCGCTACCAGCACCTTGATAAGTTCAAGGTGTACCCGTACACCGCACTGGAAATGACGTCCTACACAGCCACGCCGCTTTTGCTCAAACCGGAATCATGGGCAAACCCAGACGCCATTGTGGTGGAATTCCCCCACTTCGCACCACCATCACCACGCCTTGCCTTTGTCCCATACCGTTACAACGCAGCGGGGGAGTACGATCCCACATGGGCAGACATGATTGACGAGAATGGCGACTTCCACGACGCTGGGGAATTCCTGGACATTTCCACAGGCATTTACAACTTCCCCACATTCTCCCTGGTCAATAATGCCTACATTTCATTCATGGCATCCAACACCAACAGCATTGCCTACCAACACCAGTCCGCAGAGTGGACCCAACAGCGTGCATTGGCCGGTGCCGTGAATCAGTACAACCAAGCTGGTAGTGGAATTGACACCTCCCAAAAGGTCAATCAGATTGGCATCACCGCAGCACAGCAGCAAATGACATTGGCGAATGACACCGCAGCGTCAAACGCTGTCATGAATGGTGTTGGCTCTGTGATTGGTGCCGCGTCCGGTGGAAGTCCTGTCAGTGCTGTAACAGGTGTTGGTCGGTCCATTGCGAATTACGCGATTCAGACCAACCAGAACATGCAGTCAACTGCTATATCCAATACGGCATCGGCGCGCGCCAATCAGGCGCAAAACAAAAACGCTGGCTACGTCCGGGATAGCAACATGGACTACGCAGAGTTTTCCTCCAAGGGAGACTACGAAAACACCATTGCCAGCATTCAGGCCAAGATTCAGGATGCACGCCTTATCCAGCCAACCACCAGCGGCCAGGTAGGCGGTGAAGCATTCAACCTCTCCGTTTACAAATGGGGGTATGACGTGAAGGTGAAAATGCTTCAAAAGTCATCCATGCGTGCCGTAGGTGAATACTGGCTCCGGTACGGATACCAGGTGAACCAATTCGCCCAGATGCCGGGTGATATTCGCGTGATGGAAAACTTCACGTATTGGAAGCTTCGGGAAACCTACATTGTGAATGCCCCGTATCCGGAACATTTCAAACAAACCATGCGTGGAATTTTTGAAAAGGGTGTTACCGTTTGGAGAGACCCAGTTAAAATTGGGACAATTGACATTGCCGATAACGCGCCACTGGAAGGAATCACACTGTAATGGCGGCTAGTAAGAAAGCGGATTTGGTGTACAGCAATTACAAGCCGGGGAGGTTGCGTAAGGCCAATAATGCGTTGGTTAATCAGCAGGTTCTTACGGAGCGCATGTATCAGCGCCATTTGACCGAGCTTTGTGTGAACAGGTTCAAATGGGAGAACATGCCAGAAGAAATTGATTTGGATGCCCTGCGCTGGCTTGAGCTTCATTTGTCTTTCAATGGTGTGGTGGTTTTCTTCAAGCACCCTGACAATGACAAATACATGGTTGCTCATGCTGCCGGAACGTCACAGGTGAATTGGTATGACAACCCTACGGAATGGACCGTCATGGGTGCACAACTTGCCTCACTCACGTTCACTGATGAAGAATGTGTGCCCATTTACGGGAACGCTCTTCGCACCCCTGATACGGACATTGTGAACCTGTACGCTTACAAACTGGCGAACCTTGACCGGACTATTGAGATGACTGCCAAGAATCTGCGTGTCTCCAAAATGGTGACCGTGGATGAATCGCAGCGGCTTACGTGGGTGAACTTGTTCCGCCAGGTGGAGGAAGGAGCACCGTTCATTTTCGGTGTCAACAACGCCATTGATTCCGGCGCTATCCAGGCACTTGATACGGGTGCAATGCCTGAATCCCTCCCGAAGCTGTTGGAAGCCAAAGCGAAGCTGTGGAATGAATGCATGGGTTTGCTTGGTTTGAACAACGCCAATCAGGACAAGAAAGAGCGCCTAGTGTCCGATGAAGTATCGGCCAACGATGAGCAAGTACAGGCTTCACGGAACATCCACCTGAAAGCCCGGAAAATGGCTGTCAAGAAAATCAACAAAATGTTCAACCTCAACATCAACGTAAAATTCGACGACATGATCGACACAGCCATCCCGTCCGACGCGGACAGCGGATTGCACATCGTGGGAGATGAAAGCAGTTCGGACAGTGCTGACAGTGGAAAGGGTGCAGCGTAATGGCAGACTTTACGATGGAACTTTGGGAGGTTATTGATTTGGAGGGTGTCACCAATATTGGTTTGGATGATTACCCCATTTTTGATGAAACCTATCGGGCGCATTTGAATGACAAAATCATTCAACACTTCTACACCCGCGAAATAGGACAGGAAAGCATCGGTCATTTCCGTTTGCAGTTGCGCCGGAAAATGCATGAGATCATGCCGTACTGGAACCAACATTATCTGGCGTCGCAGAAAACCATTGACCCGTTGCTCACGATCAATTATCGGACGGCCACCAATTCCGAAGCCACTGGGGCTGTGACGGGTGAGGGAACGAATAACAGCAGCAGTGATGCCAAGTCGCGTGCTGTGGCGTCCACCCTTCCGCAGGTGATGTTGTCCGGTAATGGTGACTACGCGGAGAATGCGCAGGACAATGTTTCCGGGACCACAGCGGAGGCTACCACCACGGAATCACAGAATTCCACCAATTCGGGTAATGTGGATTCTGAAACAACCGGTTACCAGGGAAACCCGGCAGTCCTTATTGCAGAATGGCGTGCTACTTTCGTAAACACGGACATGGATGTGATAGCACAACTTGAACCGTTGTTTATGGGCATTTTCATGACACAAGACGATTACACAACTAACGGAAGGTTGCCGCGATATGTCGGTTACTACGGGTATTCCCTTTAATATTGGTCCACTCAACAACATCCAGCCGTTCACCTACCGTGACCAGCTATCCCATATGGGGATGCTTGAAAAACTCCGCGTCTACATCAACGATTCGTTGCGCCCGGAATTCAATGAGGAAATGCAACGCATCCTTGACGAATTCCAGGAAGGTGTGACCAACACCGAAACCAACTACCTTGCCTTTGTTGATCAGATCAATGAAGCGGTCATGCAGATCAATAACCGTGTTGGCCCGGAATCCATGCACCGTGTCGAGTTGGCAGCGGATTACGTGCTGACTGTGGACCCTGTATGGCCGGATGAGCACCCTATCCGTTTCCAGTTCACGCAGGACTCCACAGGCGGTCACGCTGTCACTTTTGACAGTGAAATCATCGGCTCCGCTGGCATTGATCCAACACCGGGCGTAATGACCGAAATCGAGTTGGTGCCCGATGGCACGGGCAACTGGATGATTCGCACCCTCAACAAACCCCCAGTCATTGATGTGGTGAAGGAATTCGGGGCACGTCCCGGAGGTTTCTTTGACAACACCGTGAAATTCAACGCTGCCATGGATGAGGCTCGCGCGTCCAAGCGTGAAGTGTTCATCCCTGCCGGTGTGTGGCTGTCCAGCGGTGAAGTGAACATTTCCGGTGTCACCATCCGTGGCGTCATGTCCGGATACCAGAATCAAGACGGGACTATTATCCGTGGCGACGGAACGAACATTGCGTTCAATCAGTCCGACGTTTCCCCGCTCGCTAACGTGCATTCCGGTATTCACAACATCCGCTTTGAGAATGTGCAGACGGGTTTGCGGGTTAGCTACTCTGTCAACAGCTACTACTCTGATTTGTACATCATGGATGCCACAGGGGATGCCCTGATTTGTGGTGACATTGGGATCATTGGTCCGTTGTGGAATGTGTTTGATCGTTGCGTGGCAATCAGCACCAACGGTTACGGTTTGCGCCTTGCTGGATTGAATTGGTGCAACTCCAATCTCTTTGAAACGTGTTTCTTCAAGGGCACTACTGGTGCTGTGAACATTCTGTCCGCCAGTGGATTTGGTTCACTGGACAACAAGTTCCACAACACCGAAATCACCAACGCTGTTGGCCCTGGCATTGTATTCAATGGCACCAACCGTTCCACCACCATTGAAAAGTGCTTCCTGGAGCCAAAGGGTCCCGCTATTGTGGTGAATGCATCCACACAGGACTTGCAGTTGGTTGGCAACGTGTACGGTTCCACACGGAACAACATTGTTGGCTACGGCCCCCACTTCATCGACCACAAAGCAGCGAGTCTCGGTGTCAGAGTATTGGGTGGATGGATCACCACCAACGCCATTCCGGAACAGGTGGATTTGCGTTTCATCGGCTCGGACATTCCCGCGAACCTGGTAGTCGAATACCTGGCGGAACCCAGCACTGTTGGTATTGCATCCACCGGATACAAAATCCATGATGAAACACTTATCAGTGCCGCTCAAAAGGTGCACCGTGGAAACCTGTTGGTGAAGAAATACCTTGCACCCTCCATTGAATTGTCTTACGCAGACGGAACACGCCTGTTCACCATGAAGCGGAACGGTACACAGGGTGGTGCTGATTTTGGTGTGACATTCACCAACGAAGGAAACCTTGCCATGACCATTGCCAGCAATGGAATGGTGATCCTCAACGGGAATCTTGGCACAGCCAAATCCACCACAGCAACCACGCCAGGAACCCTGGCACGAAAAGTACAGGTCTACGATGATGCACAAAACCCCATCGGATTCCTCTTGATTTATTCCGGAACAGCCTGACAGTATGCCCCGCATGGTGAATGCGGGGCATACTTGTTTCATTTATCAACTACGCAAAATGACGGGTAATGTAATTACATGACGTATGACGATACAGCCAAGAAATTGGCGGCAAAAGTAATTGGGACTGTTGAATCAAGCCTCCAATACGATTCGATCAATTACAGCGATCCCATCACTGTTGGCATTGCCCAATGGTTCGGGACACGTGCCGCCGCTATCCTGTCGCGCATGAAAGCCACAACCCATTGGACAGGTGTTGTTGCATCCCTCAACAATCAGCTTGGCTCCATCCCTCCCAATGACACCTTTTGGAACACGCGCTATCTCACCACCGATGAGGGCACCAGCCTTGAACCTGTGCTGATTGCGTGCGCAGCAATCCAGATAGACCAACTCATCAAAGACCTGGATGTGTATAAAGACGTGGCAGTGGGGGAGGGTGTGGACCCCGACGCCGACACGGACATGATGATCCTGTTTTTCACCGCTTACCACCAATCCCCGGCATCGGCGCTGGATGTGTTGGCTGTAACCGGCCCACACGCCAGCCTGGCAGACTTTTATGACGCTGTGCTGTTGGACCCTGTACTAGGTGATTATGAGCCGCGCTACACCGAAGCACGCGATTTGATCATTGCCGGGGATGTGACAGGCATTGATGATCCGGACGGAACAGAAGGCGACCCCATCACAGGTGTTGGCAACGGGGGAGCAAACTTCACCGGCAACCTGGTCTACATCGAAACAGTGGGTGGAAACCTGCACATCCACTACAAAGACGGGCAAACCATCCAAGCCTACCCGGACGGGCGCGGACGCTACCTCCCACGTGCCGGTGAACTTACCAGCCCAACAGACCCAACGGACAATCCTCCCACCGGGGGAGGGGCATGGGTGGACCCCATGCCCGATGGTGTCATGACCTCTCCCTATGGTCCGCGTGACGCCAGCATCGGGGGAGGGGTCACAGGCTCATTCCATTACGGCATTGACTTGGCGTCACCGGCTGGTGGTCCACCGGCAACCATCTACGCCCCAGCGGACATGGTAATAACCGTTGCGGCCGATAACTGGAATTGGACCACCGGAACCTGTGTGAAGGCGCACACCACAGACAACGCCTACACCTTCAGTTTCAACCACATGCAATACGCATCCTTGGTTGTCAGTGTGGGGCAAACCGTGACAAAGGGCTCAAAGATAGGGATTGAGGGTGCCACTGGTAATGTTTCCGGTAGACATTGCCACATTGAACTATATGAGGGTGCAATTGATGATCCATGGGCACCCCCATACGGAAACCCTATTGATCCTGCCCCAGTATTCGCCGCAAATGGAGTAACATTCTAATGACAACTACAGCCACACAACCCAAAAGCTACTACAATTTTGATAAAATATACTCATACAACGCATACTTTAATTTTCTGGTAGGTATGCGTGGTGTTGGTAAAACTTACGGGGCAAAGTTGAAAGCGCTGAAAAAAGCTGTGAAATCCCTCCAGGCGAAAGAGCCTGTGGAGCAGTTCATTTACATGCGCCGCTATAAGGAAGAATTGCAGACCAGCGCTAAAACATTCTTCGCTGACATTGAAGATGAATTCCCTGACTGGGATTTCCGCACTAACGGATGGTTGGCCGAAATCGCGCCACTCTCCACGCGTGATGAGAAAAAGCGTGAGTGGAAAACAATTGGCTATTTCATCCCGCTATCGCGTGCACAGTCCATGAAGTCTGTTTCCTTCCCCTTGGTCAAGACCATCATCTTTGACGAATTCATCATTGAAAAGGGTGCGGTCCATTACCTCCCCAACGAAGCGGAGGCTTTCCAGAACTTTTATTCCACGGTGGACAGGTGGAAAGACAAAACCCGCGTATTCTTCCTTGCCAACTCCGTCTCCATCATGAACCCCTATTTCCTGGCGTACAACATCAAGCCGGACGAAACAGGGGAGTTGTTCACCTTCGGGGATGGATTCGGACTCTGCCATTTCGTTGATGCAAAAGACTTCACCAGTGAGGTCTACCAAACCAAGTTTGGTAAATTCATTGCCGGGACCGACTACGCAGACTACGCAGTCGCCAACGAATTCAAAGACAATGGCGAAAACCTGTTGGGCAGCAAGACCAGTGATGCCACCTACATTTACACCATCGAAACCAAGCATGGTACATTTTCAGTCTGGAACAGTTGGACAAATAACCTGTTCTTCATCCAGGAAAAACGGCCCAAAATTGAGTCCATCTTGACAATGGTCGAATCAAACCACGACACTAATAAAACATTCATCACCTACAACGATCGAATGATGCAAGTTCTAAGAACAGCATGGCGTCACGGAAACACAAGATTCGACACAGCAAAATCACGCAACGCATTCACAGAAATATTCAAACGGTAAAAGTCTGGGAGGACAAACATGGGGGACCATGCAGAAAAAACAAAACTTCCATCATTCCGCGCAATACGCCTATGGCTCTACGGCGTCGGGGTAGCATCCGCGCCACTACTCATTGCATATGGAATCCTGGAAGCCGACACCGTGCCAATGTGGGTGTCATGGTTCGGTGTCTTCCTGGGAGTCACCAACGGAATCGCCTTCGCGAAAGTGAGCGACTAAATGACGCCCACCACTGCACAGGCAACACAGCCTGACACGGTGCAAATCCCCAACGTCAATCTTGAAGTGCAAATAGCGGTGCTCACAGAAAAAGTAAACCAAGTCATCGGAGACCATGAGCGCCGCATCCAAGCACTGGAATCACGACGCGACGGGGGAGGGGCACGCATGGCAGCAATCATCGGCCCCTACATAGCCGGTGCCGCAGTCCTCATAGCAATCGCCGGAAAGGTGCCGTGGGTAAATGGTTAAAATCATCTGGACAGCACCCTGTCATGAATGTGCAACACTCGTCCGCGTAGACAACCCCGATGAACCACAGGCATTCTACCTGTGCCCCAAACACACACCAAAGGACAAAGCAGCATGACACCCTTCGCAAAAGACCCCCGCCCCATGCCTTTATCGCGGGAAGTCCTTGATGAACTCATGGACGGCAATCTCGTTGATGAACTCACACACAACGGAAGCCCTGTAAAAGCAGCGCTCACACCCATTTACGGGAAAACAACATTCAGCGCACTGAAAGCAGCACTGGACAACGGACGCACAACCGCACTGGGTGTAAGTGGAGACTCCACCGGAAACGAAACAGGCGCTACGGCAGAATGGGTGTCCCTCATGGCACGCGGACTAGCATCCCGCTACCCCAACTACACAGTCTCACACCGCGTCTGGGATGACGCCACACAGGCATATCAAGCACCAGTCATTGAACAGCTAGGCCCATTGGGTGAACGATACGTCAACCTCACCAAAACCCTTATCGTGGACGCCACAGCAACAAAGCAAATCAGTGGTGACATTGATGTTCGTGTCAAAGTGGCGCTGGATGACTGGACCCCCGCCGCGTCCAACACGCTCGTTGGCCGATTCAGCGGTGCCGGAAACCGTGGATGGAGAATGTACATCCACACCAACGGATACATCTACTTTGAATGGACCGCAGACGGAACAACGCTCATCACCAAAAACAGTGGTGTTGCAGTAGGGGCGGCAGACGGAACCATGAAATGGGTGCGTGCAACACTGGACGTAGACAACGGCGCGGCTGGGAACTCCGTCATGTTCTACACATCACCGGACGGCATTACCTGGACACAACTAGGTGCAACACAAACCACGGCCGGTGTAACATCCATCTTCGAACCTGCCACCATTCCATGGGAGCTTGGCGGATACTCCCAAAACGCATTCCTCACAATTGGAAAGCTGTATGAGGTTCAAATCAGGGAAGGAATCAACGGTCCAATCCGCAATCCCATTCTTCCAGATCTGTGGCAGGTACGGGATGACACATCCTACACATTCCACGGATCACCAGTATTAACCATCGTGAACGGGTCACACCCTGGAGCATCCCTCACATACCTCAACGACGCCACACGGCTCCCAAAACTCCACCCAAACTACGGACAAACCGCAATCATATTCAGCGACTCGCACAACGAAAACTGGATAATAGGTGAAGCATTCCGACTCAAATACGAGGCATGGATGGACGCCGTACAAACGCTACACCCACTAGCATCACTCATCGTCACCACCCAAAACCCCAAATACACACCAGCAACAGGAATAGACGCACACGCAGCAAGACAGCAAACCATCAAAGCAATATCCAACAGACGCCGCAACGGAATTGTTGACGCATTCAAAGCATTTGGCACAAACCCCGCACTCGTCCAAGCAGACGGAATACACCCCACCAAAGCAACACCAGAATCCGGCAGTGCGATATGGGCCAACACCGCACTAACAGCATTCGACACCAGCGCATAAACCAAATAAGAGCCGCCCATCACATCATGATGGGTGGCTCTTATCGTTACCCCATCGTGACCATGCCGGCATCCCCAATCCGCTTGACAAAAGAAAGGACCTATGCATGCAAGGAATGAACTTGACAAAACTAATTTGCGTGGTACCCCTTGACAGGGGAGTGCCATCCATGGTAGTGGAGTGGGAGGAACGTTG